AGGATCGATTTCCGATTCAGATTGATCTGGAATCCAGCGACATCAAGGAAATCTGCTATCGTCGACTACTTGGGAAATCGCCCAGCGGTGAAGATCAACTTGGGAAATTGTTTGACGCGCATGGTCAAGCGCTGCGACACAACACGAGGCTTCAAGACGCAAAATACTACGATGCCGACTTCAGCCGTGAGACGTTCACAAACCTGTACCCGTTCCTCCCCGTGCACTTTGACATTCTTCTCCATTTGCTCGGTGCGCTGGCCAAGTCGACCGGCGGCATTGGCCTGAGATCAGCCATCAAGGTCATTCAGGATGTTCTGAAGGGTGAAGGTGGAACGACCGCCATGGCAAATCAGCCGGTTGGCTGGCTCGCTACGACCGTTACGCTCTATGACGAGCTTGAGAAGGACATTCGACGGGCTTTTCCGTCAGTGCATCAGGCCGTTGGGAAGGTGCTCATTCGCTTTCCTGACGGCGACCTTCATCAAGACATCGCAAAATCTGTCGCTGTTCTCCAGATCCTCGGGAATTTGCCGGTCAGTGTGCAAAATGTCGCGAGCTTGATGCATCCCTCAATCACCTCAGCGTCCCAACTCAACAAAGTGAAAGAAGCTGTTGATGAGATGCTGGGCGACGTGTTGGTTCCGCTCGGAGAAAAGGACGGAAACCTTGTCTTCTTGAGCGAGAAACTTCGCGACATCGAGCAAGAGCGTGGAGCGCTGGCCCTACGCTCCGTTGATGTCCGGCGGATCTTCAGCGACTCTGTGCGTGAAGTATTCGACCCTTTGCCAAGGGTCAGCCTCCACGGGACTTTGGCTGTTGCATCCGGGATCAAAGTTCAATCTGGCAGTGCCGTAACAAGCCTTGCTGGAGACCAAAACACCGTCCAGACGGTCCTGGAGTTGGTGGCCGCCACTGACTACGACGCAGCGCGCAATAGGATGCTCGACGATTCTCGAAGTCGTACCGGGCGGAACATCATCGGCCTGCTTGCTCGCTCCAATCCAGAAATGGACGATTTGGCAAACGATATCTATCGGTGCCAACGCATAGCGGAACTTCATCGAAACGAACCTGACCAGGAGGTACGCGACTACTGTTCTGGCCAATTGGACAGGGCAGCTAAGCTGGCCACGCAACTTCAAAGCAAGATCAAGCAAACGCTCCAAGCTGGATCGTTCGTCTTTCGTGGCCAGGCGACAGCTGTATCTGCTCTAGATCCCAATCTGCTGGATGCCGCCAAAAAGCTCCTGAATGACGTGGCGACGCAGGTGTTCGATCGCTACGTCGAAGCGCCCGTGCGCGCAGGTACCGATACTGCTGAGAAATTCCTGAAGGTGGCAAATCCCGCTGCCATAAGCAGCGGCATTGATCCGCTTAGCCTCGTTCAAACCACCGCCGGTCGAGCGTCATTCAAGACCGACCACAAGGCGATGACAAGCATTCGGGACTACATCGACAAACGCGGCACCGTCGATGGGAAGCGGCTTCTCGACGATTTCAGTAGCGATCCTTTTGGGTGGTCGCCTGACACGACCCGCTACATTCTTGCGGCCATGCTGATGGCCGGAGAGATTAAACTGAAAGTCTCCGGTCGAGAGGTGACTGCCGCTGGTCAGCAAGCCATCGACGCGCTCAAGACAAACAATTCGTTCAAACAGATTGGAGTTGCCCTTCGAGATGAGCATCCGTCCAACGAAACGCTTGGCCGGGCGGCAGATCGACTGACCGAGTTGATCGGCGACATTGTCATTCCGCTTGAACAGGAAATCAGCAAAGCCGCGGCAAAGCATTTCCCACGTTCCCAACACGACTACGGCTCGTTGGGAGAGAAGCTCAGCGGTTTGGGGCTTGCCGGAGGCGACCGTGTCCGGGTGATGAACCAGGAGCTCGCGGACGTCCTGTTCACCGACGCCTCAGACGCGCCACAACGCCTCGGTGCGGAGACGTCTGCACTCTTCGACAACCTCAAATGGGCACTTGAGGTGAAGCGTTCGCTGGAAAATGGCCTTGATGGAACCCTGCGCGAACTGCAGTCGCACCGCCAAGATATCGAAGCGCTCCCGGATACAGGCGTTCCGGGTGAGCTGCGGAACGAGCTAAGCGAAGATCTGTCGGCACTCTCCGAACGCCTCAGAACTGAGGATTTCTTCAAGCATAGTGCGGACTTCAGTTCGCTGCTCACGCATGTCAAAGGCCGGGTCCGTGAGGCTGTAATCTCGCTTTCAGACCAGCAAAAACAGCGCATCAAGGAAGGTGCGGAGGAGCTTCAACGCGTGCCTGAATGGGGGGAGTTGACCCAGGAAGAGCGTGGCAGCACCATTGGCCAGCTGGACGGTCTTGAACTGACTGCGACCCTCGACCTTGCGGGGCTGCGCAAGCTGCTTGCCCGTGACTATGACATTAGCAGTACAATCGACGAGCTCCGGCGCTCGATCCAGCGACAAGGCCAGGAACGCATCCGCCAGCGGATCGAGGACGAGCGCGCTGAGACGGGCAAGAAGGGACCGGCCAAGTTCGAGCAATCGGTTTCTGTGCCAACCAAAATGACAACGGCCGCCGACCTGGATGCCCTCATCCTCAAGCTCAACGAGATCAAAGCCCAGCTCGCGCTCTACGACGAGATCGAAGTCTCATTCAGCTTCGGCAGTGAGGAGTAAGGATGGCGTTTGATCAGTCCACCCGTAACCGCCTCCAGCGCTTCGTCACCGATGCCCGCCGCACTTTGGAAGAGGAATTCACCCGTCAGCTCCAGAACGATTACGGGCTGGATCCGATTTCCGGCACGGCCTCCCCGCTCGAAAGCCTGCGCCACATCAACGACCAACAGCGCGAGACGGCGCGGATCCTGCGCGATACGCTGGCCCACTACTGTGCCAACGCGGACACCGACACAAAGGCTGGCCTTGACCGCATCGTGCGCGAACAGGCCTTCACCGTCCTGAACCGCCTCGCGGCTCTCAGGATGGCTGAAGCTCGCGGGCTGCTGATGGAATCCGTCGGGAACGGCTACCAGGCCAAAGGCTTCCAGCTTTATGCCCGCCTGGCTGGCACCGGCCTCGGCGAAACCGGCGACGCCTACCGCGTCTATCTCCAGAGCGTCTTTGACGAGCTCTCGCAGGATTTGCCCGGCCTCTTCGACCGCTTCTCCCCCCAGGGCCGCCTGTTCCCGCGTGAGGCCGCGCTCATGCAGGTCCTTACCCTCATGAACCATGGCGAGATCGAACCGCTCTGGGCCGAGGATGAGACGATCGGCTGGATCTACCAGTACTTCAACTCGAAGGAAGAGCGCAAAGCGATGCGCGATGCGTCCCAGGCGCCGCGCAACAGCCGTGAGCTGGCGGTGCGCAACCAGTTCTTCACGCCGCGTTATGTGGTGGAGTTCTTGGTCGACAACACGCTGGGGCGGCTCTGGTTCAACTGGACGGGCGGGCAAACCGGCCTGCGCGACCGCTGCCAATACCTGCTGGTGAAACCGGACGAGCAGCCCGAACCGGCCAAACGCCTGCGCGACCCGCGCACGATCAAGCTGCTCGATCCGGCCTGTGGGTCGATGCATTTCGGGCTCTATGCTTTCGATCTGTTCCTCGAGATTTATCGCGAGGCTTGGGCTTGGGAGCAGACCAATGGGCCCGGCTGTCTGGACTCTGAAACCGGCGGCAGCGCGGACCTGAAACCGCTCAGCCAGACCTATGCCGACCAGGACGCGTTCCTGCACGACGTGCCGCGGCTGATCATCGAACACAACATCTATGGCGTCGACATCGACCCACGCGCGGCGCAGATCGCGTCGCTGGCGCTGTGGCTGCGGGCGCAGCGCGCCTGGCATGAGGCGGGCGCGAAGGCCAAGGACCGGCCCCAGGTGGGCCGTGGACATGTGGTGGCGGCGGTCGCGCCCCCGGCCGAGGTGGACCTGCGCAAGCGGTTCATGGAAGAGCTCGATCCCCTGGATGCAGAGCTGTTCGAGAAGACGCTGTTCCTGCTCAAGGGCCTGCCAGAACTTGGCGTACTGTTGCAGGTTGAGAAGGAGTTGCCTGCGCTTGTGCGCGCGGTCTTCGGCGAGCATGGCGATCTCTTCCGCGAAGAGGACATGGCGCAGTGGCAGAAGGCTGAGGCGCGTCTGAGTAAAGCCCTGACCGAGTTCGCCCGCGCGGCACGGTCCACCTATCAGGGGCGGTTGTTCGCAGAGGATGCGCTTCAAGGGCTGCGGATGATCGACCACTGCCGCGAAGTGTATGACGTGGTGGTGATGAATCCACCCTTTGGCGCTATGGCGGCGGGAACCAAGGCGGAAATGACCACGGCGTATCCCAAAAGTAAAAATGATCTACTCGCAATTTTCGTCGAGCGCGGCTTACAGCTAATGCGAGCAGAGTCTCGGCTTGGTGCTATAACCTCCCGAACCTGCTTCTACCTAACGAGCTTTCAAAAATGGCGGGAAGAAATAGTACTTGGCATTGCACGGCCAGAAGTAGTTGCTGACCTCGGCTTAGGGGTGATGGACGACGCTTGGGTTGAAGCTGCCGCATATACGCTGGAGAAGCAGGTATGACGATTTTTTTGCGGCTATTGAATGAATCTGAAAAAGGCGCGGCTCTTTCAAAGGCTTCTAATGATATTAGAAGCGGCGGAAGCCCTGCTTGTGCTTCTGCAATTGAGCCATCGGAGTTCAACAAAATCCCTGGGGCACCATTTGCTTATTGGGTTAGCAGTGCAGTCCGAGAATCTTTTGAAGTCTTCAGAACAGCCTCGGAGGAAGGTTTGGAGGCAAGACAAGGACTAGCTACTGCTGACGACTTCAGATTTGTCAGACTTATATGGGAAGTTGACTACTCGCGCACTCCAAATTGGAAGTTTTTCTCCAAGGGAGGCGCATATTCCAAATTTTATGGTTCTATTCATCTCTTGGTTAGCTGGGGCCATGGTCAAACCCAGATGCTTGCAATTCTCAATCCAAAATCGGGAAAAACTAAATCCAACATTTGGATGCTGCCAGATACAATTAAGTCATATTTTTTCCGTCCTGGCTTTACTTGGTCGCGCCGGTCGGCAAAGGGCCTTTCCTTTCGAGCACTTCCAGAAGGATGCATATTTTCTGACAAAGGGCCGACAGTATTCTTGCCTGAAAACGACGCCAACCAATTGCTTAACACAATGGCTATAGCAAATAGTGCTGCGTATTCCTTTCTTGTCAGCCTTCAAATCGCTGTGGGGTCTTATGAAGCCGGAGTGATCCTAAGAACGCCTGTGCCGAAGATCGGAAAAGTAGATGCAGATCGACTCTCCAGGTTAAGTCTTCGATCTTGGTCTCTGAAGCGCAAGTTAGATCAAACAAATGAAACCTCGCTAGCATTTGTTTTACCGGTTGACTTAATGTCGCACCTCGGTGAATACGATCCGCCGTGCATTGGCGTCGAGCTGGCGGAAATCCAGGCCGAGATCGATGACATCGCCTTTGACCTTTACGGGTTCAGCGACGCAGACCGTGCCGCAGCGCTTGGTTCGTCCAGTTCGACAGACGAAGAAGACAGCGACGAAGCTGAGAACGCAGACGATAACGAAGATGACGACAGCCCCACTGCAGTCGACCAGACCGATGGTCTGCTCAGCTGGGCCGCTGGAGTGGCTTTCGGCCGTTTCGACTGGCACTTGGCCACCGGCGAACGCGAAGCTCCGCCTGAGCCAGAACCCTTTGACCCGCTGCCTGCCAAAAGCCCCGGCATGCTGCCTGATGGTGCTGAACCATTCCATGCCCATTCCGGCATTCTGGTGGCCGACCAAGGTCATCCGAATGACCTCGCCCGCTTAATCGAGGAAGTGCTCGCCTGCGTCGAAGCCCCGGTTCCCGCCGATGTGCGCCGCTGGTTGCAGCGCGACTTCTTTCCCCTGCACCTGAGGCAACACAGCAAGAGCCGCCGCATGGCCCCGATCTACTGGCCAATCTCGACCAGTTCGGGCAGCTACACGCTCTGGCTCTACTACCCCAGCCTGACCGACCAGACCCTCTTCACCGCCGTCAACGACTTCATCGAGCCGAAGCTGAAGCAGGTCGGTCAGGACGTCGCCGCCCTGCGCACCAAAGGCAGCACTCGGTCCCGCGATGACGAGAAAACGTTCGAGTCGCTCCAGACCCTCGAGCTCGAACTGATCGAGCTGCGCGACACCCTGTTGGCAATCGCCCAATCCTATCGCCCGAACCACGACGACGGCGTCCAGATCACCGCCGCCCCGCTCTGGCAGCTGTTCCGCCACAAGCCCTGGCAAAAGATCCTGAAAGACACCTGGGCCAAGCTGGAAAAGGGCGACTACGACTGGGCCCACCTCGCCATGGCCTATTGGCCCGACCGCGTGCGCGAAAAGTGCCTGACCGACAAGTCGCTGGCCATCGCCCACGATCTGGAGCACCTCTACGTCGAGCCAGAACCCAAACTCACAAAGGCCCGCGGCCGCAAGAGGGCCAGCGAATGATCAGCAGCGTTAAAGACGACCCTATCAGTCACTATTTTAATCCAGACTTACCCCACAGCTTCTTCATTCCGAAGTATCAACGCGAGTACGTTTGGCGGCGCGACAATTGGGAAGCCCTGTTCAATGACCTCGAGGATTCGCCAAGTGGCCATTTCCTCGGCTCGATTATTTGCGTGAATAGCCAAAAAGACTCGATGGCGGGCAATAGGTTGGAGCTGATCGATGGACAACAGCGGTTCACGACCATCAGCCTGCTGTTTTGTGCGCTCTATAGTAAGCTTAAGACCCATCCCAATCCTGATGACGATCTGACGGTTGAGTTGGTGAACCTTAAGAACCGAATCTTCCTCAAGGGAACGAAGACGTGGCGCTTCGAGCCCAGTGAACAGGCCCAGAACAAGGCCGACTTTCAACGGATCCTCAGCGATCTGTTTCCCCAGCAGGTATCCGCGCCCAAGGGCCTGAAGAACTTCGGCAATCGGCGCATTGCTAAGGCCTATGCCTATTTCACGGACCGCCTCGAAGCTCTTAGCGACGACCAAACCGTCGCCCTTCTGGATAAGCTCAAGGCCGCGATCCTCGTAAAAATTGAGGTCCCAAGCCATTCTGACGCATTCGTTCTATTCGAGACCATAAATAATCGCGGCATTCCGCTTTCCGCGATTGATATCATCAAGAACAACCTCTTGGCCGAGCTCGACAAGCGCGAAGAATACGGCATCGATCGAGCGTTCGAGGAGTGGAAGGATTTGATCGGCCTTCTGCCAGAACCTGCGGTGCAGGAACGCTTCCTTCGACACCTCTACAACATGTTCAAATACCTCAAGTCGGTTGAAGTGAAAGGATGCTCAAGGGCGACGCGCTCCAACTTGATTACTATTTACGACACTCTCTTGCGCAGGCGTCCGGTCTGGGTGTTCCAACAGCTCCAGGACAAGGCAAAAACCTATTCTGCGTTGATCAATCCAGTCGATGCCAAGGAAAAATGGGGGGATGCCACTAGCTTGGCACTTCAAGATCTCCACCGTCTGGGAGCCGCGCCCGCCTACGCTTTCCTTGTGTGGGTCAGTCAGGTCGCGAAAAGCCAGGAATGGGATGAGGGGCATGCTCTCCAGCAGACAGCAGCGTATTTAACTCGCTGGTTCTTTTGGAGAAATTTGACAGACACACCGGCGACGCGTGATCTCGATCCCATGTTTATGGAGTTGGTCAACGACCTTCTAGTCGATCTGCGCAGTGGCAAGTTCAATGGATTATCTGATTTTATTGAACGAACGCGGGCGTGGCTCCTCCAAAGGGCACCGTCAGAGGAAATCTGTGATGCTCGACTACTAGGGGACGTGTATCTCGAAAACTATGAAGCAACTCGCTTCATGCTCTGCAAGCTCGAAGAAACCCACCAGACCAAAGAAACGAAACGCGATCTTTGGGCCCAAGACTCCCACGGGCGGCCAGTGTTTACGGTAGAACATATATTGCCAAAGACCGAAAATCTTGCAGCTGGCTGGGTCACGATGCTCGAGGCAAACGGGAAAGATACATCCTACGCGATAAGACAACGCTGTGCACATAACCTCGGAAATCTCACCCTTAGCGGATACAATTCGAAACTTGGCACGATGGAATATTCAAGAAAACGCGACAGAAAAAACGAATCTGGCGACTTCATCGGATACCGGAACGGCCTGTATTTGAATGCCTTTCTTGCTCAAAGGTCTGAGTGGACTGAAGAAGCGATCTCACAGCGTTCAGAAGTTTTAGTCAAAGAGGTCAAGTCAATTCTCGGCCTAAGGGAAAACGCATGAGTATTGCCACCTTCATCCGCGACACCGTTTTGCGCCCCCGCCTTCTGCAAGCGGGCTGCATGGTCGTCTATGACCCCGATCACCGGTACCACGATCTGTGTTTGGGACTTGGCGATGACCGCATCCGTGTAATTGACGCCTCTGAAAGCAGCATCGAGAGCCGCCAGGAAGCGATCATGGCACTGCGCGAAGTCGGCAAGGCGAAGCGTGAGATTGATGCACTGGTGGTCTACGTACCGCAGAGACGTACGGAAACCGATGAAGAAAAACAGGCTGACCCCTTCTCAATTTATGCGCAAAGCGGAGCGGTCTTTCCCCAGGACGATGGGGACGACTATCTGAGCCTATGCCTGCGCGCGCAGCCAGATCATGCAACGGAAATACGCCGAATCTTCGCAGGGTCGCCCAATGGCCCGTCCTTCCCTGTGATTGATGCTATAGGCGGTGGTGCCAGCTGGCCACAGCTGAGGGCCGCACTGAGGGTCGAGTCAGGACGCGAAATCCTGACCGCACTCTTGGCACCGACTGCCAAGCAAGCCGACGCCCTCAAGTCGCAAGAAGGCTGGAGCGACGAAGCCCGAGAATTCCTGCGCGCGACCTTGGGTATGAGCGTCAAGACGAGCGGCCGGACCTGGAGTTTCATCGCCAACGAACTCTGGCGGTTTGTTCTCTTCAGCGAGTTCGTCTTTGATCTGCCGGTTCCCTTGCCTGAGTCTCTCGACGGCGTTCCTCACTCACCGATCGAAGCAAAGCCGATCGTCGAGGATGTGTGCGATCGTCTTCGCACCAATCCGGCAACTCGGGACATCTACATTGAACGCGCTGAGGCAATTGAGGTTGAACTCTCCCTACCGGAGCAGTGCCGCAACATCGATGATCTTGGCGATCGCGATACGTTCCCTTTCGAGGAGCGCACCTTCCTCAAAGCGGCGATCAAGGGCATCTCGACCAACGAAACTGACACGACCCGCCGCATCATCAGCCGCCACAAGAATTCCGTCTGGCTCGGCAAAGGTGAAAGCCAGGCGCAGTGGGAATTGATCCGCACTGGCCTAGCGCTCATCGAATGCTGCGACGACAACGAACGCCAGCTCCCGGAACACGCCCGATCCCAGGCAGATTTGCTGGATTTCTATCTTGGAAGCCTGCGAGAAGTGGACCGCCTTCAACGCGAATTTGAGCAGGCGGTTGGTGACTTTCTCGGCCCTCACGGCATGATGCACGAGGTAATTGATCAGGCCCGGTCCCGGTATCGTCGCCTGGCGGAAAAAGTCCAAGCAATTTTCATTAAGCACATTGAGGGTGTGGGTTGGCCTCCAGAAGGCAGATTGGCCAATGCAGACGTCTATGACCGACTTCTGGCCGATCGACTGAAAGAAAATGGACGAAGAGTTGCTTACCTCATGGTCGACGCGCTGAGGTATGAGCTCGGCGTAACACTTGAAAAGCAGCTGTCTGAAGACGGGCCGGTCGAGCTGCAAGCTGCCTATGCCCAATTGCCGACGATAACCCTTGTCGGTATGGCTAGCCTTCTTCCTGGTGCCCGCACACAGTTGTCGCTCGAGATTGAAGGCGACGCGCTGGCCCCAAAACTTGGCACTGCCAAGGTTGGGAACGTCACCCAGAGAATGGATGTGCTTCGAAAGAAACTCGGTGATCGGTTCCAAGAGATGCCTCTGAGCGACTTTGTTCGGGGAAAGCCAAAGATCACGCCTACCGTTGATCTCCTGTTGCTGCGATCGACAGAGATCGACAGTCAGCTCGAAAGCAATCCTGAGACCACGCTCGGCTTGATACCAAGCACTTTGAAACTCATTCGTGTCGCCCTGCACAAGTTGCGTGGAATGGGGTTCAAAGAGGCCGTGATTGTCACCGATCATGGATTTTTTCTAAACGGTCACGCTGCAGCCGGTGACGTTTGCACCAAGCCACAAGGCAATTGGCCGATAAATGCGCATGACAGGGCCCTGCTTGGAAATGGAAACAGCGACTCTCACAGTGTTGTTTTAAACTCTCAGAAGCTTGGTATTCGAGGCAGCTTTGCGCAGGTCGCGCTCCCCAAGAGCATGGCTCCCTACAGAGCTGGACATCTTTACTTCCACGGCGGAGCTTCCTTGGCGGAGGCAGTTGTACCTGTGATCATTGCCCGCCTCGATAATGAAGAGCACTCGAGCGCCGCCAAAATGAGTGTCGAACTCAGCTACAAAAACGGAGCGAAACGAATTACGACACGAGTTCCAGTAGTGGAAATTGCATTGGTTTCTGACGACATGTTTTCTCAAGAGGAAAGTGTCGAGGTCCATATCGAAGCCCAGGACGGAAAGGGGAATGTGGTTGGTGAGCCGCGAGCAGGTGGTGATGTAAACCCCGCAACACGGACAATCACGTTGACGCCGGGCCAGCGCAAGCAGATCGCGCTGCGAATGGATCCCGACTTTGAGGGAAAATTCTCGATAAAGGCCCTGAACCCAACAACTCTAGCGAGCCTAAGCGCGCTGAATCTTGAGACGGATTATACCGTATGAACGATATGGATGAACTGGACCAGCACCTGACGTCAACCTTCGATGGCAAGGTTGTTCGAAAAGATCTACTTCATCGGATAAAGAAGGGCACAAACGTACCGACATTCGTGCTTGAGTTTCTCTTGGCGCGCTACTGCGCAAGCGACGACCAAGCAGAAATGGACGCAGGTATGGAAGCCGTGCTTGCAACGCTTCAGGACAATTACGTAAGGCCTGACGAAGCCAATGCAGCTCAGTCGAAGGTCGCAACCAAAGGCAAACATCGTTTTATTGACAAAGTTCATGTCCGTTACGTTGAAAAGGAAAAAAGGCACTGGGCTTCACTGGAGAACTTCAATTCTCAGCGTATTGCGATTGGCGAAAAATTCTATCGGGATAATGAACGGCTGCTCGAGGGTGGAATTTGGGCCGAGGTTACGCTTTCACATAACGACATTGAGGAAGATGATTACGCGTTCTACATTGAAGATCTGCGCCCGATTCAGCTTTCACGCTTTGACTTCCAGCAGTACGCAGATGGCCGAAGCGCGTTCACCCGAGATGATTGGCTCAACGTCATTATGAGATCGGTTGGCTTGGAACCGTCCAAGCTTTCTCAAAGAGTCCAAATGCACTTTGTCGCTCGGTTGGCCCCCCTTGTAGAGCCCAACTATAACTATATCGAGCTGGGCCCTCGCGGAACCGGAAAGTCTTATTTCTTCAGTGAATTCTCGCCCTACGCAACGCTCATATCTGGCGGTCAGGTAACAAAAGCGACGCTCTTCTATAACAACGCTCGTCGTAAGGTTGGCTTGGTTGGCTACTGGGACACCGTGGCATTTGACGAAGTTGGGGGGATCAAGGTCCGTGATCCGGATACGATCCAAATCATGAAGGATTTCATGGCGAATGGACGGTTTTCACGTGGCGCGGAAGTCATTGCGGATGCCAGTCTAAGTTTTGTCGGCAACATCGACCTCTCGGTGAGCCAGGTCGTCAACTCAACAGAATATGACCTCTTTCAGCCGCTGCCGCCAGAACTTGATCTTGCGATAATGGACCGGTTTGCCGCGTATATTCCCGGCTGGGAATTTCCTAAAAACAGCAGTTCATTCTTAACCAGCAGGTATGGATTTATCACTGACTACCTCGCTGAAGCATTTCACTATCAATTCAAACATACGAATAGATATGAAGAGGTGAATCGACGCATTCGCCTTGGGAAAGCTGTTGACGGGCGCGACGAGAAGGGTATCAAAAAAACTGTAGCGGCGTTCTTAAAAATACTTCATCCGGATGGCGCGCCGAGTGATGAAGAGTTCGAGGAGTATGTAGCGTATGCGGCCGAATGCCGTCGCCGGGTAAAGGAGCAGATGAACAAGCGCAAACCAGACGATGAGTTTGCCTTGATCAATCTGTCTTACTTTAATTCAGGCGGCACAGAGGTGGTCGTGTACTGCCCTGAGTCGAAAGACGCAGCTGCGACACAACAGCCAACACGGAGAAGGTTAAGCGCTTCAGATGAGATAGCGGTTCAGCCTGAAGCAGTGGTCGCGGTGGCGGGCAGTCCACCAGAGGCTCTGAACAGCCCAACTCCGTCAGCGCCGCGGGCGGCGGCGGCAATAATACCGGAGGTTCAAGAACAACACTTTACCATCATGTATGGGGACACAGGGCACAGTTACGAGTCAATAATTGGTCCATATCTTACCGGCGCGAAGTCCGTAATTATCGAGGATCCATACATCCGTCCTCAGCACCAAATTCAAAACTTTGTTCGGTTTTGTGAAACGGTATTGAGGTCAGGAACGGTAAAAAGGATCGATCTGATAACAGGTTATGACGACAACACCCAACTCGCGGAAATTCATGAAAAGCTGGAAGACTTGAAGCAAAGCTTGCTGGAAGTAGACGTTGTACTTGAAGTTAAGCTCAATCCAAATATGCACGACCGCGAAATCCGCCTGGACAACGGTTGGGTAATCAAGATTGGACGAGGCCTTGATTTCTACCAGCGGCCAGCAAGTTGGTTCGAGATTGGGGCAAGTGACCTAAGCCTCCGAAAATGCCTGGAGACCAAGGTCGATATCTACAAGGTTGAAACTGCCGACTAGTAGGTTTGCCGCGTCATTGGCAGTAGCGCGCCTGACCCCTCATGACCGCATAATCGCCCATCATCTCGACAACGGCCGATCCGTCCGGCAGCAGCGCCAATTCCACGGCCGCCTGCGCCTGCAGCTCCCTGCTGTATTCCACGATCGGCGGGCATGCGCCCACGCCACCGGTCTCAAAACCCGCCGCCGCGCAGCCGGTCAACCAGCTCGTCGCGATCGCGAGGACGGCGAGCCGTAGCCTCCAGCATCCGGCGTTGGATTTCATTGACTTTCTCCGTGGTTTCGAGACGTTCAGAGATCCGCCCAACGCGCTCGCCGGAGCGGCGGATCGACAGCAGGAACAGGACAATGGCGACGGCGATGGCACCGTAGCGCAAAATGGCCCGCGCCCATGGGTTGGCGGTGGTCCCGCCGAGAATGGTGGTGATCATCGCTGCCCCCGCTTCCAATCATCGAGGCGGGCGTAGATCGTGACCGCAATGCCAACGAGCGCCACGGCGATGAACACCCAACGAAGCGTGTCGAGATATGGCACCAGTGGCAGGACGGCGGACTGGGTCTCGGCCAGGACGCTTTGTGCGACTTCGACCCCCGCCGCGCCCAGCGTCGCCACCCCGGCCGCTCCGCCACCTTTCATCGTGCGGCTTTCAGCAAGAACCTCGCGCGCGGGCGGCGTGTCCTCGCCGAAGGCCGTCGCCCGGATCGCGAAACGGTCCCCCCACTGGCGGGCTGGACCAAGATCGACATGCATGAACCCCGAGCGCGGATAGAAGCCAAACCCGAGGAAACCGACCGAGCGCGCCGCCGCCTCGAACACGACCGGGTCATGGTTCGACATTGCGATGTCAAAGGCCGCACCGTTCATGTGCTTGGAACGCGTCGCGCCGCCGACGGCGCGGTTGTGCTCCGGGCTCCGATAGGCGGAGCGGACGATCAGCGGCTTCCCCAGACGGTCGCGCAGCGCCTGAAGCTTGTCGAGCGCGTGCTCGTTGATCAGCAGCTTGCCGGTGCCCCGGCAGGCGATTTCGGCGGGCGAAAAGGTGGTCCAGCGCCAGGTGCTTTCCGGCACGTCGCGCCAATGGTCGTAAAATGTCGTGGTCATGGTGTCCTCCAGAAACGAAAAAACCGCCACATGGGCGGGTGCGGTTGGGCTTATGGATTGGGGATTGAGCCCGGCTATGGGCTGCCGCCGAAGATCTTGAGTTTGATGGCGATGCCCGCAAGTAGCGCCAGCATTACGCCAGTGGTGATCATGCGGACGGCGGTCTGCATTGCGGTGCGACGCACAAGCCGGATGCAGTCGAGCAGGGATCGTAGGTCGCGGATATCGAGCGCCGCCTCTTCACCATCGAGGCCGACATCGGCGAGCGCGCGCTTGGCACCTTTCTCGGCGGCCCGCGCCAGCATTGCCTCGAATTCGGCGTCGGGCATGCGGACGAAGCCCTGATCAGATCGGGGTGGTGTCATCGAATCCTCCTTCCGCCGCTCAACCGACCTTGCAGCCCCAGAAGGACGTGTGGTCGGCTGCGAAGTATCCGTCCGCGACCCGGAAATACCCCTGCAGCTCCACGGTATCGCCCGCGGTGAGCGGCACCATGGTCTGCAGCCAGATGGCGGTGGCGAGCGAGACATGGGTGGCGGAGATCTCCCCAAACGACCCCCGGATTTCGGATGCGCCGTTCAGCACCAACCGTCCTCGCATCCGGGCCGTGGCGCTGGCGTTGATCTTGTAGAGCAGCGTTGCGCCGAACAGGTATGCTCCGTCCACAGGTGCGGTGAACAGGCTGGTCCCAGCATCGAATGCGCCTTGGTCGTTGTAGTCGGTGTTATTCAGGCCGATCTTTGTCCAGGCTCCAACGCCCACGTAGTTGTCATAGTTCGTGTAAGCCTTGAAACGCGGCAGTTGCGGCTGCTCGACGATGCCGGTGGCGTTGTCCACGATCAGACCGTCGAAGAAGGTGCTGCCGTCGGCCGAAACAGCGAGGCGGAACCTTTCGGAGCCAAACAGCCCGACGAGCGCCTTTGTCACGAAACCGCTCTGCAGGGTCATGCCGAGATCGTCGCCCGCCGCTTCCTTGTTCATGGTGTAGAACAGATCGCCGGTCCCGCCTTCGGCCACGGTCTTTGCGGTCCAGAGCGCCGCGTTCAATTTGGCGGAGAACGGGTTGGCGGCATCGGCTGTCGTGCCGAGTCCGAGCAGCCCAAGGTTCTGCACATCTGTCGGCGTGGTGCCAATCCAACCCGCGCCATCGTAGACCAGCAGCAGCCCCTCGTTCTCAACCCATGCACGCCAGCCCGCCCGGGGCGGTAGGCGCAGCCAGGTCCCATCCGTGTACAGCGCCACGTTCAGGTCCCACCCCATCCAGTCACCGGTCCCGCCGCTCGCCACAATATGGCGGTCGCCATCTGCAGGGCTGCCGGGCGGCGCGGTCATGTCTCGGTCGAGGACGGAAAGCTGGACGAGCCCGTCGAGCAGCCGAAGCGCCTCGTTATGGGTGACATGCTTCTGGGCCTGCGCCGCGAGGATGTAGGGCAGTAGCAGATTGGTCGTGGTGTCGGACATAGCGGTCCTCAGAGTTGGAGCGTTACGGTTTTGGCCGCACCCCGCCCGATCAGGGCGGAGAGCTGGAAAATGCGGATGTCGAGCGTGCCGCCGGGGCCAATCGTTGCACCCCAGTCGGCGCTCTGCTGGGCGGCGGTGTAGACCGCATTGGTGCTGGTTGCGCTCAGCGTGCGCTTGACCGTGGCACCATCGAGGATCTCGACCTCGTAGGCCTCAGTCTCCTCGATCAGCGGCACCTCCACCGCGCCCCAGCTGTCGGCTGCGAGAGCCCGGGACCGGCGCGCCCAGCGGATCGTCAGATCACCCGGCGTGCGCGGCCTGCGCCACGGCTGCTCGACATGGGCCACCGAGAACGGCCGCAGGCCCACGCCCACCGGCGTGAAGGCTTGCGCCACATAGGTCTCGTCGCTGACAGATCGGCTTGCCGGGCCGATGCGCCAGTTCCAGGGAAGGCCGAGATCGCCCTCGGAAATTGGCAGCGACGCGAGCGTGCTGTCCAACACGACAACCCGTGCGCCCGCAGGTGCCGGGTCGGCCATGGCCGCTTCCGTGCCGCGCTGTCCTCGCAGGAGCCGCGTCATACGATATCGACCGGGCGCGATCAGTTCTGCCGTGCCTGCCTGGACGATCTCCCAAGTGCCGGGCGCGGCCTCAACGGCCAGCGCATTGGCCCCACCAAACAGTGTCAGGTCGGTGACGTTTTCCAGTGTGCCGGAGAGCAGATCGATCACCAGCGAATTCCCAAGATCGAAGCGCGATTTCGGACCTGAATAGAAGTCCGAGACCAGCGTCCCGATCCGGGCACGGCCGCCGAACCTAGTCAGCAATTCGAACCCGTCCGTCGACGGGCTGCGAAACACCGCCATCTCCCCCGGCCAGGGAACGGCATGGGCGGCTATGAGCGGCCGATGCGCAGGCTGATTCTCGGTCAGCTGTGGCAGGTCCATCAGCACAACCTCGGGTGCGCCGAACACCACGGCTTTAGACAGGGACGACGGTCGCGGCGATCCGGGCGGAAGGTGGTGGGCTTCCCGATCCTGACGGACCGCTTCGATCCCGCGTGCCTCGGCATCCGCGATGGAGACGAGCCGCAGCGGGATGTGCCGCCCGTCATGTGCCAGCATGACAACGTCCGCCGGATCAAGCGCCAGTAGCGAGGGCGGCAGGCGGAATGCAGCAGTCTCCCGCCCGGTCCAGGCTTCCATGAGCGCGCGGCGGCAGCGCCGTTCAGCTTCCTCGGGCGGGACTGCCATGGGAAAGCTCTCCGAGGCGATGCGTGTGGTGTCCACGGTTATGCGGCGCGCCTCGACGAGGGCGGCGTCGTAGTCCTCGTCGGCCCGCGCCACCTGCCATTTCAGGGCCTGTGGCAGTTCCGTCTCCTGCGCGCGGGTCAGTTCAAGTAGGTCGCCCTCGCGGGCCGCCACCAGATCGTCATGTGCGATGGTGGTTATGGCCGCCCGGCCGCGCATCACGAAACGGATCACACCTTCAGTCTCGACAGCGTCGAAGCCAAAGTGCCGCGACAGCGTGGTGATCGAGGCGCGCGGGGATTCCAGCGCGCCGATGGCGTAGCCTTCGACCGCACCCCAAAGCCCGCTGACATCGATCCGGAACTCGGGCAGCCCGGCGCGCAGGCAGAGATGCCGCACGAGTGCGGCAAGCGACACAGCACCTAGCCGCCCGGTCAGCCAGTGCCCTAGTCGCCAGTTCGCACCGTCCGTCCAAACGTCGGTCAGCGCCGGGAAGAAGGGATAGGGCCGGGCATCCCAGGTCCAGGCAGCGCATTCCGGCACATGGACCATGCGCCCGCCATAGACAGCGGATACCGGATTGTTCGCACCGTCGCCCCACCAGAGATATGTCGCCTCGAGATAGGCGCGCTGGATCGCGTCATCGCGCCAGCCCCGCGAGAAATGCGGCGTGAAGCTCTCCGAGGACTTCTGATCGAAGAAGACGTTCGGCTGGTTGGTGCCCCGGTCGATGGCGGGACAGCCGAGCTCTGTGAACCAGATCGGCTTGGACTGCGGCGCCCACGCCGTCGGCGTCCCGCTCTCCACCCCGCCCGGACGGTTGTAGTGCGCGTTCGACCACCAGGCGCGCAGATCCTTGTAGCGTAAGACCCACGGCTTGGCCGCCGCGCCATCGGTGATCTCGGTGCGGACCTGTGCCGACCGATCCGCGGCTGAGACATAGAACCAGTCGAAGCCTTCTCCGCCCGCAATGTTCCCCTGCAGGTAGGCGCGGTCATAGATCGCGGGCCAACCCTCCTGTGCATCGGCATGCTTAAAGCCGTCGCGCCAGTCGGAGAGCGGCATGTAGTTGTCGATGCCAACGAAATCGATATCCGGATCGGCCCAGAGCGGGTCGAGGTGAAAGAACACGTCGCCCGAGCCATCGCCCGGCTGGTGCCCGAAATACTCCGACCAGTCAGCCGCATAGCCGATCCTGGTACCGGACCCGAGGATCGAGCGGACATCGGCGAGCAGATCCCGATACACCTGCACCGCCGGATAGGTGGATGCGCCCGACCGGATCGTGGTCAGCCCCGGCATCTCCGTGCCGATCAGGAAGGCATCGACCCCGCCCGCTGCGGCACAGAGATGGGCGTAGTGCAGCACCATCCGGCGCAAGCCCCAGTCGCCGGACGGCCCGGTCCACGAAACTGACTGACCCGAGATACTGAAGTTCGCGGGCGTCGCGGCACCGAACAGCGCCGCGACCTGTGTGGCGGCCGTGGCAGTCTTGTCCACCGTCCCGGCGTAACCAGCGGCCGGGGCACATGTGATCCGGCCCCGCCACGGAAATGCAGGCTGGCCGGTCTGGGCGGCGTTGTTGGAATACGGGTTCGGCAGCGTATTGTCGGGCGGCACGTCCATCAGGATGAACGGATAGAAGGTGACGCGCAGCCCGCGCGCCTTCATCTCCTGGATCGCCTGCACCACCGCGAAATCAGCGGGCGTGCCACCATAGACCGGGCGATCCTGATCATCGCGGCTGACCAGAAAGGCATTGGCCCGGCTGACGCCATTCACGGACCATGCCGACGGCGTGGTGGTCTTGGCGGTGACCTCGACCCCGGGTCGCACCTTGCAATTGCCTGCCCGCAGGTCGTCGCCAAACCAGGCGACCACCAGTGACACACTCTCGACCTTCGGAGCCATGGCCTGCAGCCGGTCCAGCGCCACCACCATGTCGACGGTGTCGGTCAACGCGTTGAGGTTTTCGGGCTCGGACGACCCGCCGCTGCCCTTGCGAATACCCTGCGTGGCATAGGCGAACTCGCCAGATGCAGGAATCATGGTGACCGCCTGCGTCAGACCCTCCGCGGTGTCGGGATCTGCAAGCGGACGGAACACCTCAAAACTCATCTGTGGGATGCGATTGCCGTAATTGCCAAGCGGCAGGTCCTCGAAAACGACATAGGCGGTGCCGCGATAGGCTGGCGTGTTGGCCGCGCCCATCTTGGCTGTGATGAACGGATCTGCCGCCTGGCTCTCATCGCCCGGATACCAGCGCCATGTGACCCCTGCGGTGTCCAGCAGCTTGCCGTCGGCCCAGATGCGGCCGATGCCGGTGATCGGCCCCTCGCAAAGCGCGACCGCAAAGGACGCGTAGTAGAAATACTCAGTCGTCTTGACCTTGCCGCCACCCCCGCCGCCCTTGCCGCCACCCTGCGTGGTCGTCTTGGTCTCCTCGCGGAAATCGGTCGCCCAGACAATGTTGCCACCGATCCGCATGCGGCCATAGATGCGCGGGATCACTGCCCCTTCGGTGGCTGAGGTGATGCGCAGATTGTCCAGCCGCGCGCCTTCGATCCGCTGAGTGGGCGCGAGTGAGGAGATGATCCAGCTGTCCACGACCGAGCCGATGGTGGAGCCTATGAAGCCGCCGATCGTGGCAGCGCTGACGCCGAGGATCGCGCCGCCAATGCTGCCGCCAATGGCGGCACCTGCGGCACCGAGAACGAGGGTGGCCATGTGGGGATCTCAGCGTTGTGGGAAGCGGAAGGCGAAGGCGATGCGCCGCCGCCAGGATGGGGTGAGCGGTTCTTCGATCACGCCGAGGCGCTCATAGGCGTGCAGGAAGGTGCCGGGCCCGGTCAGGATCCCGACATGCTTGGCGATGGCGCGGGGCTGCATGCGAAAGAGGACCAGCGCGCCCGGGCCAGCCTCAGAAGGTGTGATTTCCGGCATCATGCGCCGAGCGCCATCCTCAAGAACCTCACGCGGCCCGGTCTCGCCCCAATCGCGGCTGTAGGGCGGGATCGGGAACGGTTCTGGCCCGACCACCTCGCGCCAGACGCCGCGGGCCAGCCCGAGGCAATCGCAGCCGACGCCGCGGAGGCTGGCCTGGTCATGGTACGGCGTGCCGAGCCATGACCGCGCGATGGCGATGACACGCTCGGGATCCGCGGAGGTCACAACACCGATCCTTCGTGCCCGCCATCCTTGGTGGCGTACCGGAGGACGGCATCCTGGCCGGGGATGTGCGGGAAGCCACGAAAGTTGACGGTATTGGCGAACTTCACCCCGCAGGTCTCCAGGCGCTTGTCGCAGCCTGCGCGGACAATGAAGACGTCGCCTCCGGCAATGGACCGCACGGGCGCTTCGAGCAGTGTCAGCACCGCGATGCCGTCTGTCACGTCATGCGCGATGATCTCGGCGCGCCGCCCGGCATTGGTCCCGCTGGTCCATTCGACGGTACCGAAGGTGAACCAGCCGGAGGAGAAGCCGCCGAGACCCGAGGCGGAGAACGCCCGATCCCGCAGAAGGGCGAGCACGGTGCCCGAACCTTTGAATGCCGGGTTCTCCAGATCGACGCCGCAGTGCGTATCCCCGAGCCCGGCTTCGCAGGTCGCCTGAAAAGTTCGCCCGACCGTTTGGCCCAGCACATGCGCGAGGCTGCGGACCTCGGCCACGAAAGCCAGCCGCCCGCGCCGGATCTGGCCAATGGCGCCGCGCCGCATCAGCACACGCTGGCCGGTGTCGGCCCAGTTGACCCGCCAGACCTCGACCTCAGCGTTGTCCCAGCGGCCATCGAGAATGTCGGTCTCGGTGATCCGGTCGGAGGTGAGCACGCCCTCGGCATCCTGCGCGTCGACCGACAGGTCGGAGCCAGAGCGGACCTCGGAGGCCGTCAGCCCGCTTTCCGGCTCGAAATCGGTGCCGTCGAAGCTGAGCGTCCGGTCGTGGTCGGTGAAGCCGAAGGTCACGCCATCCGCGCGGGCAATCCGCCAGCACCAGGACAGCGTCGTCGTGCCCTCGTCGAGATGGGCCTGAAGGTCGGGGGTAATATTTTTCATCGGCGGAGTTCCAGAAGTGGGATGGATGTGATCGAACCGAGCCGCTCGAGATCAAGCGTCACGTCGAGGGCGTCGGTGTCGAAGCGGACGGGCACGTCGAATTCGAAGCCTGCGGTGATCGCGACGCCCGCCCCGGGTTCGACGCTGAAGGCGACGAGGCCAGTGGTCGTATCAACCGACCAGCCGGAGGGCTGCTCCAACCCGCCGAACGCGATGCGCACAGTACCTGCCACCGGCTTCGCGATGGCGCGCGTCCAAGATTGCGCACCGGAGGCGTAGCGCTTCACCAGCTGGAACGCCGTCGTCGCGCTATCGCCGGTGCCAATCGCCTGATCGGTGGGCGATGGCGTGCCCGAGGGCAGGCAGGACTTGTGGTCGCCCCAGTCCTTGAACCTGAAGCCGTACAGCCGCCCGTTTCGTGCTTCAAAGAAGGCAACGACCGCCGCCAGATCGTCGGCGCGGCGAATGCCGTAGGCGACGTCGTAACGGCGGCGCGAGTTCGCCCAGCTGGCGTTGCGCTCTTCGTCGCCCGAGGCCAATTCGACGATCTGGGTGCGGCGTTCCGGCCCGCCCCGCGCGCCTCTGCTGATATTGTCCGGAAACCGGACCTCGTGGAACGCCATCACATGCCCCTTCGGCCCAGCGATACGGCGCGGGCGATGTCGGCCGCGACTTGCGTGCGCGATTGTCGGAAACTTTCGGCGTCGCGGGCCATGATGGTGACATTGACCCCACCGCCGCCGTAGCTCTGTGCTTCACGCCGCGACAGCACCCGCTCGCCCCGCTGCAGGATTGCAGGCACCTCGTCGTGGCGGAGCCCTGCAACGCCGCCGCTATGCATCCGGGGCGCAGCCGCGAACGCCATCGCCGGGACCATCCGCGAGGGTCCAGTCGCTCCGACCATTCCGCCCCCGTGCAGGATGTTGGCGAACATACCGCCCGCGCCGCCGAGTGCCCCGGAGAGCGCATTGGCGATCGGTCCCAAAATGAACCGTCGCGCGGCCAGCTTGGCGAGATCGGCCAGCAGCGAGGTAACCAGATCCCGGAAATCCAGCTTGCCGGTCTTCACGAAGTCTCCGACCGCGTTCTCTGCCGACTGAAATGCACCGACCAGCGCCTGGCCGATATCGCCGCCGATGTCGCGGGCCCTGCTGGCATAGTCGCTGAGCGCAGCAGTGACCGCCTGCCAGCCGGTGACGGCGGCTTCGGTGTCGGGTTCGGCGGCAGCGGCAGCAGCCCCGGCCGCAGCACCTGCACCCGTGGCCGCTCGTCCGGCATCGCCAAGGGTGGTCTCCAAACGCTCAGCCGCGTCCGTTGCTTCGGTCAGCGCGTCTGCGCCACCCTCATTGCTGCCTTGCACCGCGTCACGCAGGGCCTGCCAGCTGGCGAGTGGCGCACGCGCGCCTTCGGCCAAATCCTGCGCGGCACCGCGATACGTGTTGGCCGTGGCAAGTGCAGTATTGGCCGCCTGGGTGAGCCCCAGATCGGGCGCAGTCAGCGGGTTGTTCTCGAAAGCGCGGTCGAAGGCGGATTGCGCGGCGGTGGTCGCGGCCGTCGCGGCACCCTCGAAACGGTTCTCGATCTGACCCAGCTCAAGTTCGGGGATGATCGAGATGCGCCGCTCCGACCCGAGCGCTTCCAGTCCCTGGTTGATCCCGCCGATGAATGTATTGATGCGCGAAACGACGCCATTCAGCATGGCTTCGACGCCGTCGATCAGGCTGTTGGCCGCCTGAAACGCCAGATCGCCGATGGCCGCCGGGAGCAGGCCCCAGATCGCCTTGATCGCCTCATAGGCCCCCTCGAAGGTGTTCGCCGCCGTATTGCCAAAGGCCACGACGCTCTCGATGGCGCTCTGCATGCCGGAGGCGGCATCGGCCTTCAGGTCGAAGAACATCGCCGTGGCGGCAGCGCCCGCCGCCGCAACCCCCATCTTGATGCGGTCCCAGACCTCGACCGCGAGGTCCTTCAGGAGCGACATCGCCTCGCCAAATCCGCCCGCGCCCGACACGAGGCGGGTGAACTGGTAGACAAGCTCGCCCGCGCCGACGATCAGCGCCCCGATGCCCGTGCGGATCAGCGCGCCGCGCAGCAGGACCAGCGCTGTGGCGACACCGCGCACCGACAAGGCCGCCACGGCCATCCCGGCGACCCAACGCCCTGCAAGAAAGGCCACAAAAGTGGCGGCATAGGTGGTCAGACGGCCGATATTGTCGAACAGGCCTCGGATCGCGATGCCGAGTGGCCCGGTGCGGTTGGCCACGGCCGCCATCGCGTTCGCGACCGCTTCCAGCGCTGGTGCTGCGGCGACAGCCAGTTGGTTCGACAGCCCGCGCCAAATCAGGCCGAGCCGCGATATGGCATCGTTAGTCCGCTCGATCTGGTCGGCATCCTGCTCGGACACGACGACACCGAACGCGAGGACGTCCTCGGTCGCCTGGCGCAGAGTCGCGGTGTCGATGCGCGACATCGCGATGGAGCCTTCTTCGCCGAAGAGCTGACCGGCGACAGCCGCACGCTCGGCGACCGGCACGAACGCCTCGATGGCGGCGTTGATCGCGCCCACCCGCTGGTCGAGCGGCAGAGCGATCAGGTCGGTGGCCGAGAGCCCCAGACGGTCCAGCGCGTCGGCAGCGGGACCAGTCCCGGCGGCAGCCTGGCTGAGGCGGCGTGTCAGATCCTTGGTCGCCTGTTCGATCCCGGAGATGGAGACGCCCGCGAGTTCACCCGCGCGCTCCAGCGTCTGGATCGAGGCGACCGTGGTCCCGAGAGACTGAGCCAGTTTGGCCTGCGCGTCGACGGTCTGCAGCCCGGATCGGACCATCGCCACGCCAGCAGCAGCAGCGGCGGCCACTGCGGCGGTGGCAGCCACCGTAACACGACGGGAAAACGCCGCGAGGCGGGTGTTGGCCGCTTCCATCTCCCGGCTAAGGCGGCCAAAGCCGCGCGCCCCGGCCTCACCGACACCTTCCAGCTCGGCACGCACCTGTCGGCCGCCGACTGCGGCAAGTCGGACAGAAACGCGTTTCTCAGCCATGGGAGTGATCCATCTGTTCGTTGAGTTTTGCCACCATCACCGCCTCAACGGCGGGCAGCAGTTCGGCCATGACCAAGGGCGGAGTGCCAAGTGCGTCCCCAAGGGCGAGCGCGGCCGTCATGTCCCATCCGATCACCGCGCCCGGCAGCACGCGGAGCTGGCCGCCCAGACGACCGACCAGGTCCCAGACCTGCCAGCCTTCAAAGGTGGTGGGTCGGTTCAGCCGCGCCGGGCAGTCTTGGCAGGTTTGCGTGCATGCTTCACAGTATCGCTCGCCCCCGCCGAAGGACCATTCGGCAAGGGCGCGGAGACGTTTTTTTCCTGTTCCAGCAGCAGGCCTTTGGAGACGAAGGTCAGCTGGAAGGCTTCGAAGATCGGCCAGACATCGAGCAACGCGTCGATAGCCTCGGGGCTAGGGACGATCACGTTGCCATCGGCGTCGCCAATGCCCTCCCAAGTGAGAACTGCCCGGCGCGCCAGCGCCTTGGCGAAGGCAACGGCGCGTTCCTCGTCGGAAGCGTCTACCGGGACCGCCTCGACAGCCGCATCGCTGCGCGTCGCAACCATTAGCGCCGTGGTTAGTGGACGCAGCTGCACCCGGACGCCCGGCGCGAGGTCGTGCCAGCGGGGTGCATTCGTCAGATCGAGGGTCAGCATCAATAAATCTCCACATCATTCACGAGGGTGGCGGTGCACATCCGGCCGATCGTGCTGTCGCGCGCAGCCTGCCAGTCGAAGGTCGCCTGCACGCCCTGCGGCCCGGAAATCTCGATCCGGGGGCGCGGCAGGTAGACGGCGTGCACGGTGAAGGTGAAGCTCTCGCCAGACGGCAGCACATACGCAAACTCGAGCTCGCAGGGATCGCCATTGATCGCCTGCGTCACCAGCGTCTGGTCTGCGAAGCGCACCTCGATGGAGCCGGTCAGCGCCGCAATGGAGGGGTCGGCCCCGTCAATGCGGCCGTCCGAACGGATGGTTTCGATCCGGTCGAGGTTGTTGGCGTAGGTGATGTCGGCTGAAACCACATTGCCGAGCGCGGTGCTGTTCCGGGTGATCGCCCCGTTGAAATGGCCGAAGCGCTGCAATTCGAGAGCGGCAGGCGTGCCTGCGCTGGTCGTCGTGCCCACCGTCTCGCCCTGTGCCACCAACCGCGCTGTCGCGGTCAGCAGACCAGATCGCTGCATTTGCCAGTTGATCTGGTCGAGCACGCAGCCGGAATACATCGCGAAGCGCGGCACCTCGGGCATGCCGGTCTCGATGGACATGCTGGGCAGCGTCCAGGACCCAGACTGGAATTCATGCGTCCAGGGGCCGGTGCCGGTTGTGGTCGGATCACCAAAGGCCGCCTTCAGCCAGAAGCCGAACGCCTCGGCATCGAGCGGCACAACGACATCGCCATCCGCCGTCACCGCATCCTTGATCGGTGCCAGCGGGTCGCGGCCATAGCCGAGCAGTTCGGAATTGAGCAGTGGCTGCTCTGCCCCCAGCGAGGTGCTGGCGAAGGGCATCTTCGTGAAACCGCCCACGGGCGGCGTTCCATAGGTCGTCTCGAACGCAAGCGCCATCTGCGCCCGCGCCCCCTGGGCTCGTGCCATGGTGTTCTCCTTGGGTTGTCGGGGTCAGGCCAGTTGGTCGGCCGTGGAATAGTGCAGCACGACCGGGATGACGGCCGCCTTCAGGCTCGTCGCGCCCTCGACGGGCAGATCGACTGGACGGGGCGCTTCCGCCTCGATCCAGTCGCATAGGCCGCCCAGCGTGCGGTCGCCAGCGATTGCGGTGCCGATGCTGGTGGTCAGGGTATCGAAGGCGGCGTCGCGGGCGGTGCCCTGCACGACGGCCTCGATCTCGGCGCGGTGCTGGTAGTGATACCGAAGCGGCGACAGCGTGACCTCGGGCTCACCGGGTTCACCATCGCGCAGGATCAGCAGGCCCTCGGCCGGAACGCGCTCGGGCAGCACCTCGCCGCGCAGGGACGTGGCGGGCAGCGTCGAAAGCCGCGCATGCAGCGCGGCGAGGATGGTTTCGCGGGGGCTAAGCAATCGACTATTCCCTTGGAAAATTTTGTAGAATAGCTAACGCGGCAAGTTTGGCCTCGCGCCACGGGACGAAAACAGGTGAGCTCGCATGGAAATGACAAAAACCCTACTGACGCTAACTGAAAGCGATCTGTCTCGCGATTTGAAAGACATCAACGAGCTTCAGGTCTATCCACAGCAGGGAAAGATCGACGCACAAGGTATCAAAATAATCTGGGCACCATTCGATTTCATCAATCGCAATGCGCAACTTGCCATCATCGGCGTTACTCCTGGCCCAACCCAAGCAATGCGAAGCTATCGGGCTGCGCGACGGGCAGCTGACGCAGGAACAGACCCTCAAGTAGCCCTTGAAAAGGCAAAGGCAGAATCATCTTTCCGAGGGGACGTGATGGAACCAAACCTCAAATCACTCTTGGAGCATAGCGGCGTCGCTGAACGTGCTGGCATCGAAGACGTCGATCTAATTTGGACCGGTGAGGCACATAAATTGCATTTCACTTCAACTGTTCGATATCCAACATTCATCAATGGCGAGTTGTTCAACAACCAGATTGACTCCTTGGCGCACACGGAACTCAGGCGATATGTCGAAACATACTTAGTGGAGGAGCTTCGGAGCCTGCCTATTGACGCGCAGATTATTGTGCTCGGAAAGAAAGGGCCCAGAATAGTCCAACATGCCGCCAAGATCGCGAAGTTAGACGCAAAACGGATCGTCAACCTCCCTCATCCGTCTGGGAGCGCAACCGGAGCCGTGCGGGACTATCTCTCTAAGACCAAGACTCAGAGCATTCGTCCCTGCAGATGTATGCTGTGCGACAGATCTCGAATTCCAGACGGGTGGGACCTCAGCAAGCGCTTCGCCACCCATGACAGGACTCACGATAGCATTCGCTCATAGGCGTCGCCCCACCCAATTCGCCACGATCAGCCCCGGCACACCGTCCACTGCACGCTCCGCATCGCGTGCCAAGTTCAACCGCTTCGGCAATTTCACCTGCGGCACCAGAAGGAAGATCGGCGCGGTGACCTTGCCGCGCCCGGTCTTCGAGCGAGACACGACCGCCTGACCCTTCGTGTTCAGCCGTCCCTCGGCCACCAGCAAGCTCGGGCCCGTGTGGCGATAGACGAAGCGCAGGCGCAGCCCGCGCCGCCGTTCCCATTCGCCGGGGGTGATCCGACCACCGCGTGTGGATTTGCCTGCGGCGGGCAGCGGGATCGCCAGCCAGAAGCCGTCCTTCGAGCGGATCAACGGGCCGGTGTCGTGGGCTCCGACAATAACCGGGGCCTTCGACCAGACCAGCGCGGCCGCGTCGAGGCTCTCGCCCGACCTCGGAAAGTTCTGGTTGCGGATCGAGTTGGCGAGCCGTCGCCCGAGCCCAGCGCCAGTAATCTGTGTGCGCCACGCCGTCTTCAGCCCGATTCCGGCCTCACGCATGGCGGCCGTCACAGCGCGTTCGCCCGCCGCGACCTCCGCCACCATCATGGCGACGATGTCGGGATCGATGTCGAGCTTGAGTTTCACGCGGGCCTTAGGTCCACGGTCCAGACCAGCCGCTCGCGGTCGCGGACAGGCTCGCCCTGAATGAGGAAGGCGTCGCCGTCGATTTCCAATCGGTCGCCGGGACGAGGGGTCGGAACCTCCGCGACGCGCAGATCGATCCGGGTCGTTTCCGACCAGAGCCGCGCGTCGCCGAAGTCGGTGATGGCATCAGCCTGCCGGGAGACGACGCGCACCAGCACGGGCGCACCGCCGTCAGAGGTGTAGACCGCGTCCCGGCCGATGTTCGGATGGGCGAACAACGTATCCACGACGGCGGCGAAAGCGGACATCAGAATGTGCCGTTCAGGCGCACCCGGCCGATCAGGTCGCCCGCGCCGCCAGCAACAGCTTCGGTGGCCACACCGATCAGCGTATTCGCCGTGGCGGTCTTCGTGGCTTCCTTGTTGGCGTTGTCCCAATAGACCTTGTCACCGGCGGACCAAGCCTGGGATGCGACCTTGTTCAGGTCGAAGATACCGACGAGTGCGGCTTCGACTGTTTCAGCATTTGCGGCATCCCCGGTGGACACGCCGAAAATGGAGCCTACAAGCAGGCCGTCGCCGGAGGTCACGGCGTAGGGCGCGGTCAGGGTGATGGTATTGCCGGGCTGGACGTAGTTTTTCATTGCGGGATCCTTTGCAAACGGAAACGGGCGGCCCGATTGGACCACCCGTCAGAGGTGAGTTTTCTGGGATGCCCGGTTATGCGCCCGGGTTCTTGTAGAGGCCACGCCAGTCAATGGCCTTGGCACCGAAGTCGAGGCGGCACTTGATCTCGACGCCGTCGACGTCGAAGCCGTTGCGCGTCTCGATGTAGGCGCCCTGCTGACCCTCGAGATAGGCGTACTCGATCGTGTCGATCTGGTTCGGGCTGGCCGCCAGATACCAGGCGGTCTCGCTGACTGCATCCAGCCGGGGCTCGCTGATCGGCGCGAGGGTCCTGATCGATTGCGGCACGACGTTGGAGGTTGCGGCAGGCACGAGGTTCTGGGCCACCATCTGCTCGGCCTTCAGTTCCAGCGACGCGGGCACGATCAGGAAGGCGGGGCGGACATTCAGCACCGTCTTCTTGTCGAGACCCGTCTGCTTGGCCATGGCGGCGCGGGCCGCGCCAACCGCCTCCACGGCCAGCGCCGCACCGGTGCCAGCGAGGTTCTTGTGGGCGGTGTGGAACAGCGCGTTGCCGTCAGCCATGGCCGGGTTGGCGGTGATGACCCCCCAGACCACGTCCGACTCGAGCTGCGCGATGGAGTTGCCGTACATCGCCGGGATCCGGGTGAAAGCGTCGAGATCGTCGTTGATCAGCGTCTGGCGGGTGATGGCAACGACCCGGCCATAGGTCTTGACCTTGTAGCTCTCCTTGCTCTCGCCCAGCGTACCGCGCTTGAACTCGCCGCTTTCGCCGACTTCCAGAAGCTGTGGGGCCTCGCCGAGCTGGACCCGGTGCATGGCCTTGAAGTCGGTGGCCAGCACCTGTCGGCAGAACAGCATGAAGGTGCGGGGATAGGCCTCGTAAGCCTGCCGGAGCGTCTTGTTGGTGACCGCCGAAAGGATCTCAGGAAAGTCGGATGTCGAATGCAGGGCCCGGGTCGCCACCTCGTCGCGCGACAGGCCGCGGGTGTTCACGCCCACATTTCCGAGGCTTTCGCGGGCCAGTTCCAGCAGCGTCATGCCGCGATACTGGCGCGCGGCATCCTCGAGTTGAAAGAGCGTCGGGCTGTAGCGGTGCAGCAGTGCATTCGCCACGGCGTCACGCCGAGTGATCGCCTCATTGCGGCCACCCAGCGGGATCGACACCTGGCTGAAGGTGCGGGTTTCCTCGGATTTTGAGGCCACCTGATCGAGGATCAGACGGCGGGCTTCACCGATATCCGTGCCGCGTTTGACCAGATCCTCGGCAAAGCCGCGCTCGAGGTTCAGGCGTCCCGCCAGATCGTAGATCGTGGATACGCGGTCGCGTTCCGTTTCACGGGCGCGGGTTGCGACGGCTTCAGTGTCAGGCACAACGGGGGCATCGGGCTTCCGCGCCTTCGGTTGGGTGCGGGTTTCACTTGCGGCGGCCTTCGGCTCAGTCGCGGAAGTCTTCGGTTCAGTCATGGTGGTGTCCTCGGTCGCGACAGAGTCGCTGGGCTGGTCTTTGGCCTCTGCGGCCGGGGCGTTGAGTTTGTCCGTCATCGGGATGGCTCCTGTTTGGGTGGGTGAGACGTCCCGGCGATGGAGGACGCAGTCGTGAAGTGGGGATTGGGCGCGAAACCCTGCGGCGGGATCTGCCCCAACGGGCACGGCGGACACCTCGAAGGGCGTCCAGTCGACCGCCCGCCAGAGTTCTCGGGCCGCTTCAGGTTTGGACACTTCGAAGCGATGGACCTGGTAGCCGATGGAGACCGCGCGGATGTGCCCGGCCTGGATGTCCCGCCAAATCGGTTCGACGTCCGCGCGCTCACTAATCCTGACCTGCGCAATGCCGCGACCGTTTTCGATACGCGCCGAACCCGGCACGACCGAGCCGATCACGGCGTCAAGCGTGTCGATCTCATGCACCTTCAGGAAGGGCGCGCCCGCGTTCAGACGATCAAGCCGCACATGGGTCGGGTCGAGGCTCAGCTCTTCGTCATAGGGCTCGCCGAACAGGGTCGACCGGCGAACCCGCGCCCCTGCTGACCAGACAACCTCGACTGTGCGGGCGTCGGTATCGGCTGAGTTCGGCGCAAGCTCCGCCGACCGGCGCAGGGCCGGTAGTTCGATCATCGTGTCCATGTTGGTCAGTCCTGTTGGTCAGTGTCGGGCCGCGTCGGGTCCGTATCGGAGTCGTCGGCCGGATCGCTCGCCGGGTCATTGGCCGTGTCGTCGTCGGCGGAATCGTTCGCCGGATCGTTTGTTTGGGCGCTGCCAGTCTTGGTGACGCGGCGCGGATCGCTGTCGAGAACCAGCCCAAGGGCGTCGAGTTTGGCGTTTGTGGCGGCGATTTCGGCCAGCACCGCGTCAGGGTTGCGGCCCTGCCGGGCGATCACCTCGGCCAGCGTCATGGTGCCCGACCGGATCGACAGCAGGTTCGCCATAGCGTCCTTCTGCGGATCGACCGCCTCGAACTTCGGTGGAGACCATTCGACCGGTACATCCGGCGTCGGGATCTGCCCTGCGGCCCACGCGGCCTCGGTGAACCAGCGCCAGACCGGTGCGCAGAACATCGGGATGAACAACTGCCATTGCACGGCGTCGATCTGGCGGCGGAACTCGACCAGCCCGGCCCGGATCGAGGAATAGTTCACCTGGGACAAATCCCCGGTCAGCAATTCATACGGCACCCGGAACCCGGCCGAGATCGTGTGCAGGCTCGCCCGCTTGTATTCGCCGTAGCCGCCGGTTGCCGAGGGCTGGTTGAAGCGGATATCCTTGCCGCCGCGGGCATAAGCGATAAGCCCCGGCTCGAACTGCTCGACGCGGTTGCCATCGGCATCCACCACCGAAGGCGCGATGCCCTGCTGCGCCTCGTCGTCGCCAAAAACGATGGCGGTGACGCAAGCCTCGGTTTTCTTGCGGACCAGTTCGGCAACCTCATAGTCGTCGAGATCGCGCAAGCTGCGGATCACCGGTGCGCCCCAGGGAACGCCGCGCGCCTGCGTGCGCTGTTTCTCGTAGATATGGGCAATCTCACTCGCCAAGACTGGACGGCTTTGAAGCCCGTTCTGCAATGCGCCATAGGCATCGCCGGGATGTTCGGCATGCAGCCAGTAGGCCCGGCGTTTCCCAACCGGATCGAACTCGATCCCCTGCACCAGCCGACCCGCGCCGTTGGCACCGGATTTGGTGGCGTCGAGAAAGTCGGCCTCAAGTGCGTATTCCACGACATGTGGCCACCTGTTCCACGCGCATGTGGCCAGTCATTCCATGACATGTGGCCACACCCGTGAGGTGATCTGCGAGGCAGTTTCTTCATGACGTGATTTTCACGTCTGGG